AGCAAAGCCCTGTATTTCGCACGTAGCGAGTCCAGTTCTTCACGGGTGTATCGGTGAGGGTTGTTGTCAGATTCGAGCGCTATGACGCGCTGAAGGCCGATTTTCGAGATGAGGTTGATGCGGTACTGCTGTTGATTGCCGGACAGCTGGACGTTACAGCGATGGCACTGTTTCGAAATATTGTCTTCGTGATAACGCAAGTGAGATGCCGCGCCCCTTGACCTGAAATGCCCTGCTTCCCACTGAACCGTTTCCCATGTTCCGCAACTGATACACGGAAGCTCCCTGTCTCTCTCTCTGATGAAGTCATTAACCACGCGCTGCGTCATATCTTCCCAATGCTTGATGGGCTTAACATCGGCTTTGCGCTTGTTCCATGCAGCACGCTCAGCTTTCTCCTGTCGCTTTTGTTTGCGATCGGATAGCTGGTTAGCGAGTTGGATTGCACATTTGGGAGAGCAGACGGTCTGAAGGCTGTTGCGGGGTGTGAACTTGGTGGGGCAGCATTTGCATTTCTTCGGCTTAGGCGGTTTCGGCTGTGTGCCTTTAACCATGTTTCCTCCGTTTCTTTGCATGCCTGCGTGCTGATGCGAATCCAGCATTTCGGTTTGGTTTCTCCTGCCAAGCCTCTAACGGCCTTGCTATCTGAGCGTAGGGTTTAGGCTCCCACTCGCGATGATTAAGATCTGAGGGCTTAACGATTTCCACCACGTGAGACAACGCTCTCTGGAGTGTCATTGGAAGAGATCCAATAATCAGTATCTGCATCCTATTCATCATCATCTCCAGTCATATCCGCATTAGGATCAAGCATCGAGTAGAACGCGCAGCAATCGCTGCATACCCATGTTTCGTCGTCACTGAGGGCCATGCCGCAATCAGCGCATGCTTTTTCATCCATCAGTGCAGCCTCGCCGGTTCGCTGGTGTCGTATTCGGTCATGTCGTCGATAATCTCAACACGAATCCCGCCGGCACCTAGGTCCATCACGAATGGGATGTTTTCCTGATCAGCGCTTATCCCCTGCAGGTAGCCGTGCAGATAGGAGAGCAGGTAAAGCATGGGTTCCTCTCCGCGCCCCTCGATGCTGTCCAGCACATCAGCCAGGTCATCAGCGCATTGCTCTTCGACACTTCTCATCGATTTCTCCTTCTCATGCGGTCCCACCTTGCCTTGAGCAGCAGATAGCTGTAATCGAATGTGATCACTTCGCTGGCTGCTGGGGTTGGTTTGGATTTGCTGCGGGAGCGCTTGGTGGGCTGGAATATCAGGTGGTCGATTGCTTTCTGGGTTGGTGACTTCTGGCTACGCATTCTTTCGCCTCCCCCGATTACCCTGGGCAACCATCAGAACGCCATTCACTATCGCGTGCCGCACGCCTTCGGTGTCATCTGCGTGCTGCCGGATAGTTCTGCGGTCTAAGCCGACTATCCTGCTCACAGCAGACTGATTGCCATTGCATCGCCTGAGCAGGTCAGGGATTGTCTGGATGTCTTTCTTCATGGCCTGACCTCGCGGAGAAGCTTGTCCAGCTGAGCGATGTTGCCAATGCCGAAACCAGAATTAACGATGCCTTTTTTGTAGAGCAACCCGCCGATGACCTGGGGATTGTCTTTGCTGATAACCAAACTGTCAGAGCACATCCGGGAGAGGGTTACTTTTATCGATGGGCCTGCAAACTGGGTCCTAGCCGTAATCTCGCTGGCGGTAAGCCATTCACCTGATTCCAGAGCTTCACTGATTGCCACTTTTACTTTGCTCATGCTGCATCTCCAAAGCGACCGGCCCACTCTGCTGCAAGGGCTGATTCATCGCTGAAAGTTACATTGTGGTTGGCGCCGAATGCGTGAATCAGGGTTATCAGGTCCCGCATTTCACTGACGCGCATTTTGCTTGTTGACTGGCCCAGCACGACAAAGCCCCCATCGATACCCGGTACCGTGTCCTGCTTCTTCAGGCTGGCGCTGAAAACGTGCTTCCAGCTTTCGGAGTCCATCTTTCGCCCATACCAGATGACCTGGCGTGAGACGTCATTCAGGCATGACCACAGCATCCTGTTTTGCGCGAGGCTTCTGGTGTCTTCCTGGATTACGATTTGGTATGGCTTGGAGGTATTGGCGGGTAACTGCTGGATGGTGCTGATGATGTGCTGTCGGATGTTGCTGTCACGCAACACGAATGTTTGCTTCACGGTTTACCTCCGGGTGTTCTGCTCCTGCAACTTAGCCAGGCTGTCTTCCGCCTTCAAAATCACATCGTTGATGGTCATCAGGCTGTGGCCGCCAAGGACAAGCACCTTCAGCAATGTCAGTGCATCCTGCACACCTTTTGCGTGGTCTGGGCGCTTGAGTGGGATAACTTCAGCTGTCATTTTGAGGCTCCTTCATCATCAGGAAGACAATCATTGCGGCGCGGAGTGGTGATTTGTCACAAATGGCATGTTCCGGGATATAACTACGCCCTTCCCACCATCCGTCATATTCTCTAATGCCGATTCTGTTGCTATAAATAATCGGCCCGGCATCAGCCCATGAGTTGCACGGGTCGAAGAAGAAGACGCTTGGCTTGCCCCTCTTTGGTAAATCAAAGTCAAAACGACGGTCGTCTGTCATGTATAAATCAGGAACCACCTCTTTTGCGCCAAGCGCTATCGAGACTGCGATATTAATTTCTTTGTCACTCATCTTGCTGTAATCAGTCATCACTCTTCTCCATCTCAGCGCGAGTGTTCCAGGCGGCTACGCAAAGCTCTTCTGTCCTTCGCGTGAACTGAAGCACTGAGCCTCCAGCCGCACACCAATGCCTTAGGGTTGCGCTTACCAATAGATTGAGCTTCCCCGTCCAGTGGTTGTTGTTATCTATCCTTGTTTCTCCGCCTCCACAAAACGGGCATGGCTTTAACTCTTCAGTCATGATTGCTCTCCTGCTAAACAGCCAGCTGCAGCTGCATGTTGAACCGGTCACGATGTTCGCAATAATGCAGAGAACCGGGACTGTTATGTGATTCGATACGCTCGACCATTAAAGCCGCGCGCGTTTCTTTTGATGCCGGAGCGTAAGCTCCTGACCATGCTTTATCGATGCCAATATTTCTGGCTACGTTTGTGCTGTCAGCGCTAGCCAAAGGAAGCTTGGTGAAAATAAGCGGGTTAAGCATGCGCAGGCCATGAAGTTTTGCGATGGGCTGTCCGTGATCATCGGTCACATGCCGGATCAAATCTTTCATGCGTGAAACTGCAAGATTTGGACGCTTGACGTCGTACTCACCACAACTTCCGATCGCTACACGCGGATACTCATTGCATAACCGAATGAACCGATCGTCGCTTTCGTTCATATGCCAGACTGGCACCCCGAAGAAATCGCCATGCGGCCACTCATCCAGAAGAGCTTCGTTTTCGGCTTCACCGCCGTCTATTACATCCGGGATTATCGCGAAATCAAAGCCAGGGTGATTCTTCCATCTAGCGACAAACTCGTAATAATCACTCCAGTCGATCTTGTTTCGGCCGGCAGCCTTCCATGCAGTGAATGCACCATTGTCCAATGCGAAAGACTGACAGTATTCAGATGCGAGATTGATTTGACTGGCGTGGGCGAATGAAATGAACGCATGGCGAGCCTTCCAGGCTTTGATAGCACAAGTGTCAGGCGTTATTGGGCCTCCATGATAATGAATCATCATAAATTCCTTATGGTTGCGTTCTCACCTGGCTACGGTAACTGGACCAGTCGAAGTTGATCCACATGCCGCCGTCCATTTTCATCCGGTCCATGATCCGCTCAGTCAGCACTTCGGTCATGCCCTTCTCGTCCAGATTGGTCAGCATGCCGACAGCCTTACGGTTGCTCAGACGGTTATCCACGATCTGGAAAAGCACCACTTCCTCGTTTTTGTTGCCTCGCTGCACGCCGATATCATCGAGTACCAGTAGGTCAACATTGCAGAGGTCTTTCATCAGGTCTGACTCACTCAGTCGGGCGCCATCCTGGTACGTTTCACGAAATCGCATCATCAGGTCAGGAACGGTAACAACGAGCACAGACTGGCCCTTTGAAAGCAGCTGATTACCGATCGCGGCCGCCAGGTGATTCTTTCCAGTGCCGCACCCGCCGCTGAAGATAAACCCACCAAACCCATTGCCAAACTGGAAGGCGTATTGCTTTGCCATTCCAAGTGCGTGCTGTTGGCCTGGTAGCTCAGCGTTGTAGTTCTGGAAGGTGCAGGACTGGTGAAGCCCCTGAATGCCTGAGCGCCCTAGCACAGCCTGAAGCCGGGTAAGTCGATTTCGCTCAGCCACACGCTGAGATGAGATCCGGCCCTGCTCTTCCTGCCAGGCTTTCCACTCCTCGCCATTGGTGAACTTCGGTTGCACGCCGGGAGGCATTGAAGCCTGTAGGCGTTTCAGTAGGTTATGTGCGCTCATCCTGTAAAGCCCTCCGGAATGTGATTCATTGGTCGGGACGGTTGAGATACTCCCCTCGAAGGTTGCCGGCCGCTAAATTCAGCAGAGCGCCGCAGCCAGTTATTCAGAGCTGCATCCCAAACTTTGTACTTGTTGCCTTTCGCCAGGTTGTAATCGACGAACTTGGTAAATTCGCGATCGAGATTAATACCCAGCTCTTTAGCCATTTCCTGGTGCTTTTCAGATGGGGAAAAATCTTTCGGCAACTGGGTCGATTTTGCCGC